GCAAGCCAACCGTGCATCACATCACTTGGCGGTAGGAGCGCCAGCTTTCTCACAACAGGCTAAAGGGTAGGGCTTATCGCATAGATGACAAGCGTAAGCGGTAAAAAATTTCACTCTCAATTTGTCATGAAAAAAAGCCCGCAGAACGCGGGCAAATCGTTACATTGCATTCTAAAGAGAAGTACTTGAGCATCTCTGGTGCTCAATAAGATCATCGTCATTTACTGCAGAAACTTTAGCCATCAGGAAGCTTGATTGCGAGGTTTAGCGGGCACAAAAAAGCCCGCTCAGTGGCGGGCTCTTGTAAATTTTGACAGGAATAAATAGGCAGATGCAGGGTTATTCTTTTTCATTTGAGGGTTTAGTGGATGGGAAAAGCCCTCTAATAACCCCAAGGAATGCAGCAAATACATTCAATGTCACAGCGGAAGTGATTGCTATCAGTACATTTTCTGAAAAAATCTCTTTATCGAATCTAAACTTAATGCAGGCATAAATACCTAAAAGCCAACACCAACCATAAAGCGATTTTCGTGCAACTTTGTACGCTTTGTCGCCATATTTGTCACGAAGCGCACGATCAGCCTTTCGGTCCTCAACATCTTCCTTAATTAAAGATGGATGCCGGCTCTGAGTCCCAGCCCTGGCAGTATCCACATCAGACTTGTCTTCAGGTATGTTTCCTGCAGAGACATTTAATGATATATCGTCAATGGATTTTGACATTATTTTATGCAGCGCTTAAGAGTTTCGTTATCAATCACAGCACTTGTATCACTGGTCTGCGACCATGCCGTTCCTTCCATGTGGGTCAAGGCGGAAAGCTGGGTTGCTCTTAAGTTGCCGTAAACACTAATTATTTTATCTATTAACTGATTGGTTCTAAAATCATTAGCAGGAACCACTGGTGTTACAAACTGAACATTGAGATTACTTGGATTCCATCCATTACCATCTATTGTGCTGATAAGGTGGTTAATTGAACTCGCACCATAACTTTTCATTTCATGGTAAAGCGATGGGATAACCGGCCCGTACTGCCACTTTGCAAAGAAATCATCGAAAAGTGGTTCGTCGTAAATCTTAAGATGCCATGACTGCGCATAGAACATCAGTTTCTGCAACTTCATCGGTGACAAATCAGGAATTAACCCGTTCTGTGCCCTGCTGATGAAGGCGTTAGCAATAGCAACGGTTGGGTATGCCATCTGAGCCTCCTTCGTTAAAATTTGAATGAGCAACACTTTCTCCAAAAGCTAACGCTTTCGGAATGGCTGTATGGATGTACAGGCATTATATTACCCCAAGTACATCACATTGCATATAGTATATTGTAACGAACTTTACCGCTATCAATGGGGGATAGCATTACGTGCTAATGATTCATGAATGACAGCACGATTATCTAGGGCCTTATTCGAAAATATCTTCCGGCCACTGAAACTTAGACCAGCCGCATCTTAGTCTCAATCGCCACGCCAAGCACCTTACAGTTGCCGTTGACTGGCACCATAGGCCATTGAGGGTTTAGTCCCTTCAGATACTTCTGGCTGCCGTCGATGATGAGCTTCTTAAATGTGGCTTCATTGTCGTCGGTAAGCTTTGCCACGACCAGGCTTCCATTTACCGCTTCACGTCCAGTATCGAAAAGAACGTATGTTCCTGCCGGTATGCTCATGCCAATCGGTGCGGTCATCGAATCGCCTTCCACCTGCAACCAGAAAGCATCTCCCTGCGTATGTGCGTCAGATTCAAGCCACATATCGACATCCTTTATCGTATAGGGTTCGCAGGCTTCATCCCATGAGCCAGCCTGAACCTTGCTTAAAACGGGGTAGCGCGCAGTTGGCTTGTAGTCCCGGGGGCTTGAGACGTTGGCATCAACCTGCGGCTGATCTTCGTGGATGGAGTCAAGCCAGGCATTGGGCAGCTTTAAAGCCACTTCAATTTTCCTAGCCATCTTATCCCCGATGTTCCTAACGCTATTCTCCCCAAGCAGCTGACTAAATTGGGACGCACTGATGCCCAAAAGCTCTGCGAATCCAGCCTTTGTATTGCCATCGTTCTCAAGATGCCTCTTCAGGAGGTTATTGAGATTGGTTTTTCTGACGCTTTTATTTTCCATGGCCTGATTCTCACACTATTTAGCAATGTGATAAATATGCATTTTGCTAAATACTGCTTGTTAGTTATTTAGCATAACGCTAAACTTGGCTTTGAAGTTAAACAGGAGGCACCAATGGGTAATGAACTGCTCCGCTGGCGCAAGGAATCTTCAGCTGAAGACTGGGTCAGCCTTGCTGTACTAGCGAAAACATCTGTTGGCTACCTCGATCAAATTGCATATGGATTCCGCCGAGCATCACCAGGTAAAGCCCAGGCAATTGAGGAAGCCACAAAGAAATTCACCGATTACATGCCGGTGAAGAAGGAAAGCTTAGTTTTTGCACCACAGCGCGCTACGGCCGCTTAAGCAACACCGCTCTTTAAAACTCTGAAGCCGCTCCCACCGAAATGTCGGAGCAAAACCCAAGTGACTTGCTCACCGCAGTGTCACGTAACTAATTAACTCAACGGAATATTACGAAATGGAACGCGCAAACAAACGCAACGAGGCGCTGAGAATCGAAAGTGCCTTACTCAACAAGATCTCTCTGATTGGTACAGAGAAAACAGCAGCTGCGGTTGGTGTCGACAAGGCGCAGATAAGCCGCTGGAAACGCGACTGGCTTCCGAAGTTCTCAATGCTGCTTGCAGTGCTGGAATGGGGGGTCGTGGATGACGAGATGGCTCATTTAGCCCGGCAGGTGGCAAACATCCTCACCAAAGAAAAAGCCCCGAACTGCGGGAACAGTTTCGAGGCCTGATGCACGAATCTTACTGGATCAACGTACAGGAGTAATTATGAGTTCTTTATTATCGCTTTACAAGGCAAAAGAGAAAAACGGCACGGAAACAACGGTTAAGAAAACGTTTCTGGTGCCACTGGCTGAACTCTACGTCGAGCCCGGCTACAACGTCCGTGAAATCGACCAGGAGCACGTTGCTGAATTTCGTGACGCTTTCATTGCTGGTGAGTTTGTGCCCCCGCTAGCGGTTCAGGTTACAGAGCAGGGCGTCAAGATTATCGACGGCCACCACCGTTACTACGGCGCGAAAATGGCCTCTGAAGCCGGACACGAAATACCTCGCCTTGAGTGCAAGGACTTCTCAGGCTCCGAAGCTGATCGCATTGCTTTCATGGTCACCAGCTCACAGGGTAAAGCTTTGTCTCCTCTGGAGCGTGCGGCAGCCTATCAGCGCTTGCTGAATCAGGGCTGGACGGCTGCAGAAATTGCCAAAAAGGTTAAGCGATCATCAGCTGATGTGGATCAGCATCTTCAGCTGCTGGAGTGTGGCGAGAGCCTGATCGCAATGGTGAAGGCGGGCGAAGTGGCCCCAACCACTGCAGTTGCTTTATCACGTGAGCATGGCCCGAAAGCAGACGCTGTTGCACAGGCGCAAATGCAGAAGGCTAAAGCCGCTGGCAAAACGAAGCTGACCCGCTCAGCAGCCATTCCTCAGTTCAGCGCAACTAAAGCACGCCGCCTGGCTGAATTACTGGTAGATGCAGAGTTCGATCGGGATGGAGGCTCCGACAGCCTGATTCTCTCTCATGGCACCACTGAAGAGATAAAGCGGATTCTCGCTGATTATCGCTCAGGCATTCCTTCTGGCGGAGGCGGCGATGAATCTTGCGCATGACAACGTATCACCAATCAGGCCCGCTCTCAGGGCCGTGGAGCAACGTGTGGCAGATACAGACGATGGATACACGCGTCTGGCAAACGAGCTGTACGAAGAGCTGATAGGGGCCAACCTGACCAGGAATCAGGCAAAGGTTGCGCATGCTGTTTGCCGGAAGACATACGGCTTCAACAAGAAGATGGATCGTATTGCTGACAGCCAGATTGGCCAGATTACCAGGCTGCCAAGGCAGAAGGTAAACAAGGCAAAAAACGAGTTAATTCAGATGGGTGTTCTGGTCCGGGAAGGCATGCTAATCGGTCCGAATAAGAACCTCACAGAGTGGCAAATTCCAGAGTGTCACCAGGATGGTGTCACTGTCACCAAATCAATGACAAAAAGTGTCACCAAAACGGTGACAGGGTTGTCACCAAAACAGGGACACACAAAAGACACTATTACAAAAGACAAGAAAGACATTAAACATAGGTCAGAGAATTCTGGCGAATCCTCCGACACACCCCTGAAGAATCTCCCGATCATTCGACCTGAAGCAGCTACCCATTCACCGAAAGGCGACAAGTGGGGAACAGCTGATGACCTGAAGGCCGCCGAGTGGATGTTCAGCAGGGTGAAGGTGGTTACTCCAACTGCAAAAGCCCCTAACTGGCCTGCCTGGGCTAACGAAGTCCGTCTCCTGAGAGGAACGCTGGATGCCACGCATCACGACATCTGCGAAACCTTCAGGTGGGCTAACGCCGATCACTTCTGGCAGACCAATATCCTCAGCCCTGCAAAACTCCGCGCCAAGTGGGACACACTCCGGGCGCAGATGAGCCAGCCAGGGCGTAACCGGCAGTCAGTGCCTCAGCAACCCGCTCAGCACTGGAACAGCCGCGAAGCCTGGGAGAATGAATTCCTATGAGAAATCTCGTATCAGCAATTCAGAACCGTGATGCAGGCGCACTGGCTCGCATTGCAGGAGATGGGCCGCGCCCGATTGAGCGTGGAGTGCATGAAGACGTTGAGCGACTGGTCGACGCTTTATTTTCGAACCTGAAGCAGGTATTTCCGGCATCGGTCAGCACTGCGTGGCGCAATCCGAACGATGAAGCAGCAGCAAAGCGCCAGTGGATCGCCGCCTTTGCTGAGAACGGCATTCACAACAAGCAGCAGCTCTCAGCAGGCATGAAGCTGGCCCGCGCCAGTGGTTCGCCGTTCCTGCCATCACCCGGCCAGTTTATCGAGTGGTGCAAGCAGGGCGAGCATCGCGCAGCCGGTCTGCCAGCCGACGAAGAACTGTACGACATGTTTCGCCTGTATTGCCGGGACCGTGGCATGTACAACAGCAGCGAGGATTTCCCGTGGGAAAGCCCGGCCTGTTTCCACATGGTGACAGCGGTCTACAACCAGATGCGCTCATTCAACCTGACCGACGCGGAATGCCGCAAGCGCCTGGGCGACGAGTTGCGCAAGATGTCCCGCCGTATTGAATCCGGCGAAGTTATCCCGCCGCCGCGCAAGCAGATTCCTCAACTCCACATCCCCACCGGTAACGAAAAGGCACTGGACCACCTCGCCGACATTCGCCGCCGCTTTGGTCTTAAAGGTGGGCGCCATGACTGAAATGAACCGCATCCGCTTTGAGCGACTGTATCGCAGCGTTCACGGTGACAAATACAGCCTGACCCGATCGCATCTTGGCTATCAGGATGTCGTGGTAGACCGGGCGTTTTTCTTCTGGCTTGAGGGAAGGGAAAGCGCAGCATGACACAGGTAACTCAACTGGTAATTAACACGCCGCTGATGCGACAGGCCCGTAACATGCAGCTGGCAATCATCGACCTGGCTAAGAAGCGAGACCTGAAGCCGGAGCAGTTTCGGGCGCACCTTAACGCTATCGACATGCTGGCAAGCGAAGCACACGACCTGATAGTCGATGCTGAATTTGAGCAGGAAGGAGAAAACCATGATCCACTATCACGGCGGACCAATCACGCCTGACACCTGCGCCATCAAAGCCTTGAAATCCCGACACGCATTCGTCTCATTCGCCCATGCCAGTCAAATCAATCTCGCCTCTGAATACTGCCAGTCATTCGCTCTGGACAATGGTGCATTCACAGCCTGGAAGGCGGCTGGCCGAAACAAAATCGACTGGAGTGATTACTACGAATTCGTGGCTCGCTGGAAAAACCATCCCGGGTTTGATTTTGCCATCATCCCGGACGTAATCGACGGCGGAGAAGCAGAGAACGAAGCGTTGCTTGATGAGTGGCCA